TGGGGTGTTAGACGCTCCAACCAGCGTTTGTCATAATATATGCCTGTATCGGAAAATGTATTTCCGACAGCAGTTGAAATACCAATTGTATTGGCCATTTGAGACTCCTGTGGTTAAAATTCCAACCCAGGTTATTAGTCGCTGACCATTCCGAGTTTAGCGAAGTGTTGCTTTAACTGCGCTGCGCTCATCTTGCGCGTATCTAATCCAGCGGTGTTGGTTTTACCACCCGCCGCGACAGCGGTTGACGCTTCTTTCGCGGCTTGTGCATCAGCGGACTTTCGTCCTAACTCATGCGCTTGTTTCACAGATTCCTCTGCTTTTAGGTCGCGAGCTAGTTTGTACAAGGTATCGTAAATAACTCCGACAGGTTGGTTCCAGTCTACGGGACAATTTTCAGCACTCGCAATATCGTTCATCACGGACTTTAACTTCGCAAAATCTGGAAAGTTTGTAACATCCAGTTCGCGCCGCATGATTTCGAAGTTGGTTTCAAGACCAGTTATTTTCTGATCCCGCGCTTCTAATTCCTTTTCGTGTTCTGTCTTCCATTCCTTCTGCCACTCCTCTCGAAGTGGGTCGAACGCTTTCACGCCTTGTGTCTGCAAGGACTTCATAAACTCTTCGGGGCTTACTTCTTGTTTCGTTGCTTGGGCGAAGGCTTTATGGAGAGAATCTATTTGAGATTTGAGTTGCGCTTCGTACTGGGTACGTCGCGTATACTCTGATCGCAAACTTCCATAATTCTTATTTACGCTTTCAAGCTGCTTAACAAGTGCATCATAACTTGTCCGAGGGTCGAATGTCGGGGCGGCTTCGGGAGTATTTTGGGTGGTATCATTAGCTCCGTCTACTGCTCCAACTGCATCTGGTGAGTCGGGAGTCGCTATCGCTTTGTCGGTGACTTCTGCCGCCGGTGCGCTTTGATTGTTTCCGTCTTCCATTTTATTACTTCCTTGGAACTTGTCCAGCCTCTTGTGCCGGGGTTCCTAAAAGGATTATTCGGCTGGCGTCTCGTTCTCTTTCAATATACGAGTCGCATTATTGCCGGTGAGTAAAAATTGTTTAAGAACGTCAAGTGCTTTCTGCACACCTTGGGCGCGAATACGTTCTTCTTTCGCGTCGGTGTCTGAACCTTTAAGCCAAGTATTTTTCTTATCGAGCAAGATTAATTCCAGAGCTTGCTGGTAGAGTTTGAAACCAGGATGCTGACAAAATCCACGAATGATCGCACCATTATTTGCATCGGCAGTAAGATGCGCGATTTGATCGTCAGTGAGAATTGGCTTTTCTTGAAAGTCCATTATTTCTTCCCCGGAGCCTTTGGTGAGGATGGCCCATTCTGTTTATTTTGTTCCAAGATTGCGTTTTGCTCAGGATTCGGACGCTCGCCGCCATTGGCCGCCATTGCACCAAGTGGATTCTGAACCGCCATAATATTAATCTCAGCCGGATCGAAACCAGATAACTTAACAATTTTGTCAAGTATGCTTTCGATTGACTCTGGCGCGAGATATGGGGCGAAGGTTCCAAAGATCGTGGTGAGTTGCTGAATCTTTCCTTCGGTTCCAACCATGTCGCTAATGCCGACCATTTTATATTTGAAGTCCACACGCAAGTCTTCGACAGACTGAATAGCGGGCGGAATCATTTCAGGTTGACCAGTTAATTGGTCAATATTGCCCGTCGGGATTGGCTGGAACAAAAAGCCATACGCATCATTCAATTGTTCATCTGTGTCGATGAATTGCAAGTTCAAACCCTGCACGAGTTTGAGGACGCGCTTGATTCCAAGTTCTTCAACGAGCTTGGTTCCAACCGCAAATTTTTCTAACGCCTGACCAATAATAAGCTGCGCGCCCTTGGCTGTGCGACCGAGGCGACCAGACTCCGGTGAACCTTGGATCGAACGTGGAGCCGTTGCATTTTCGATATCGGCTTGGACGATGTTGGCTTCATTGTACGCTGAGGACGTAACATCCGGCGTATCCAGAGATTCAACTCCGTCCATCTGGTCAGTTAATATGATGCCGTTTGGTGTTGATATGAGTGTATCAAGATCAATATCCGCAAGGGAATTGACTTTCCACATTCTATTTAAAATTAGATTGATGTTGTCAATGCGTTGACGACGCAGCGTCCATAGTTCGTGAACATTCGAGATCACCGGTTCCACAAGACCCATACCAAACCATTCGAGCGGAATCGGGAAGAACACGCAACGAACGACCGGGCATTGCTGATGATGGAAAGGATTTGCCCGCGCCACGAGAACAACAGTGCGATTGGCAATGATGATCTGGCATTTTTCTTTAATGCCGTCGCCGTCGAGATCGTACTTGCCCCAGAAGGTCAAAACTTCAACAAGGTCTTTGCCAGGAGGAGTGGAGAGGCCGCGAATAGAGTAACGCGCTTGGCGAGATTCACCGTACTTCTTGTCGCCTTCGGTGAGCTTGGGGTTGTCTGTGTTTCCAAAAATAGGAAACTGTCCGCGTCCGCCAGCTTTTACATCTTCCAGTGACATCCATGATCGCACGAAAACGCCACGAGCATCTGACTCATTGCGCGATTCGGGATCAGGGAATACGTCAAGGATATCCAATACTTCAACTTCTGGACGCCGCTCAACAACTTTATACTCGCGCTTCTCTTCCCATCTAATATGATTCGGATCAATAATCATACCATTGACTGTAAGAGGTTCCCGAATAGGGGTGCGAGTTGTTGTCCATTCTCTTTTTACTTTCCAATAAACATGGAAGTAAGAAGTTCCGTAAAGCAAAAGCTGTTTGATAAAGTCCACGAACTTTACCATGAAGTCCGCTTGGTTTAATTGGAAAGTCAAAAGCGTTTTCATTCCATCGGCAAATGATTGGTCAGCCGGATTCACTGGGATGATGTCAAAGAATTCTTCGCCGCTTCCGAAAATTGTATTAACAACTTTGGGAACCGCCGCTTCAATTATTTGGAAAACGATAGGTACTGTGATCGTAGAACGTGTGCTAGTCTTGCGTTTGTCTTGGCTTGAGAAATAAAGCCGATAAATTTCTTCCCACAAAGTTTCATATGGTTTGCGCCAAGATTCCCACGGCTCGAACATTGCCACGATTTCATCGAGACATTTCTGTTCTGCATCAATATCGAGAGCAGAACTGATTTGAATAGGGCCAGTTTGTGCGGGCGCAGTTTGTCCTTCTACTGGGTCGGCTGCCATTTGGTCTTGGTTTTCTTCGTAGGCCATAAATTGTTTTCCTTAGTAGCTCGTGTATGAGTCGAGTATTTCTACGCGGCTGCTGATTCGCTTGCGTTTCTTGCCTCGCGCTGCGCCGGTGTGATGGAGATACAGACCAGTCATCGGACGACTGAAAGCATATCTCAGTGCGTCCATACAGTGATTGTTCTTGTCCACTGTCTTATCATGATTAAACCCGTTAGCATCCGGTGCGGCATAGTGGTACGATGTGATTTCTTCAATCGTGTGCGGCGTCTTACCCTTAAAAAATTTCAGCCGCCCTTCCTGCAACAAACCACGGATGCGGGCAATCCCAGTGTCTTTTGTTTTATCAGCGGGCTTGACATTGCGATTGCCATAAAATTGATTCAACTCAAGAATTAATTGCGCGGCTTGAGTATCCGCCAGAACATACGCCAAGTCTTCATTCTGCAAAAAAATCGAAATTGTTTTAAGGAGCGTTTCGCTCGCATAGAACTCTTTGTAAACGTAAAATATCTTTTCAATCGGATCGAACGTAATAGGCAAAATCGCATTAGGGTTAGACTTACCAAAGTCAAGACCGCCAAAACGCAGCCAACTATCCGGTATAGAAAATGGATCAACCAGATGAATATCCTCATCAAACTCAGGATAAACCAATCCTTCAAGTCTTGTGAACATTCCACGGTAACGCCTATCAAAGATTGCCTTCGGCAATTCTTTTTTCATCCTCTCGTATTCGTCCTTCGGAAACTTTGGATTACCGATAGACGACCAAGTGACGACTTCAATCGTATTGCCGCGCTCAGGATAATGGCGCACTTCACATTTACCTTCGTCGTCGAAGTTGTAAACCGCGCCAGCTTTGTTCAGGATTTCTCTTTGAAACCAATTCACAGCATACGGCGTGGATGTGAGAATACAGCGACCAAGGTCTACGGAGAGGCGGCCTTGAATATTCGTCCAGCCCTCGCCCTTAATCTTTCCGCACTCGTCCACCCATGCGGCGCGAACAGTCATACCTTCCACAGAATCCGGGTCGTCCATTGAACGCACGAAAATCTTGCAAGGTTCGTCTGAGCCGGGGTGACACCACGCCAGTTCGAAATACTTCTTTTGCTCTTTCCATTCGCCCCAATCTTTTGGGAAGAACTCTTTGAATTTTGGCAATGTAGACTGTTCCAGTGTTGGATTTGTCGGGGCGCATATTAAATAGTCGCCGTATAGACCTTTTTGGTAGTCAGTCTGAATCTGTTCGAGGAGCCATAATGCGCCAACGAACGTCTTGCCTCCGCGAATTCCGGCGATTGCGCCAATGAATCGAGCGGTTGATTCAAAAATTCTGTCTTGTGCTGGATGCAGCGAGACTTCCATTTACCCCTCCATTCGCGTTCTGCGAATTTTTGTTCGCGGTTTGCGAACGCCATGTTTCTTGTGGTTCGTCTTATTTTCGCCACGATGGGGCGGGCAATAACTGCATCCCAATTCAAATCGTTTGAGTCGATTCCAGACAGTTGGGTTATCGACGTTTTTTAAATTTTCCTGTCTCATAGAAATGGTTGCGCCGTTTGGAATCGAACCAAATACCTCCGGGATATGAACCCGGCGAGCTACCAATGCTCCACGGTGCGAAAACGTAAGCTCCGACAAGGAATCGAACCCTGATCGACGGTTTACAAAACCGCTGCTCTGCCGATTGAGCTATCAGAGCAAGACGGGCAATCCCGCCAAAAAGCACACGCCTCAGTAGGCGATAGACCGCTTCGGCTGACGCCGCGTGACCAGCTTGGTTTTTGACTTGAATGACTCGCGCCGCTTTTCCGCCTCTTTGAGTTGGCTAGGCGTCTTTTTCTTTTTGGCGTAGAAATCGTATGGCATTGTGGCCCTCGTTTTTCAGAATTTTTTTCCAGCAGAAAATGGCCTCCTGGTTGACCCACCCCCCAGGCGAATCTCTAGG